TTGGCTAGTTCGTCAAGAGTCCAAGAGTAGCAAACATCAGACCTCTTGAACTCTTCTATATCAAAGTAAGACCGCAGAGCGGTTGTGTAGACATTAAGAGAACGAGACAAGAAGTCTTTTCTTTGTTGTGGGTCGTTCTGCGCTTGTAGTGCCGCCGCCTCTATTTCCTCTGGGCGTATCGTTACGCCAAAGTTTGGGTTTGCCTTTTCATGCTCTAGAGGGTTTAAGTAGTCACAGTTGCCGTTTGCGTCTACATCTGCCCTCGATACAAAACAAAACAAGGTGTCATCTTCGACAAGTCCGTCTAACACCTTGTTTGCATACTCCAACCGCCTATAACAGAACGAGTTTTGCTCGTCACCGGCGGTGGTAATACCTAGCATGAGGCGGTTTGTATAACTTTTCATAGCCTCTTTGAACCTGTTATACTGTGCCGCCTTTTTGAATGCGTGTATCTCGTCTGCAATTGCGATATTACAGTTGAGAGAGTCTTGCAAGTCGGGTGAACTAGCAAGAGCCTCTATATAGATTGACCCCTCGGGTCTGCCCTCGGAGTCGGTGAACTCATAATACAATGAGTGTTCTGCGTTGTTGTCTCGTTTTCTAAACTGTCCTATCAACCCTCTGACATTGAGAGAGTAGACAAGGTTCTCGAACGATTGCGCCGCCTGTTTAAGCGAGGCGGCGACTATGTAAAGCCTAGACCCGCTCTTGTGCTCTATGATCGACAGAGCAAAGGCAAGGGCAGAGATAAACAAGGTCTTGCCGTTTTTTCTAGGTACGAATATAAAAGCCTCTTTAATGACTCTCTCTATCGTGCCTACATAGTAGAACCCCAACAGGTTATATACTATGAACTTTTGCCAAGGCTCAAGTATCAACGGCTCGTTGACTAGACTCTTGCCGGTCAAGTCCTGTCCTTGCTTGTGGACTATAAACCGCTCTATTATGTTTATTGCGAGGTCTGCGGTCTGGGTGCGTAGTTCAATGTCTTTTCTCTTTAACCACTTTAAGAACCTTGCGCACTCACGGCGGTTGTTGCCCTTTTTTATCTTGCCGTCAACTACATCTTTTGCGTATTGTATAACCTCGTCTTTGTAACTTTTCATTGTCAACACTCTTGCATTAGGTCAGAGATTAAAGCACCTAGACCCTGTGTCTTTGCCTGTCCTATTGCTTGTTCATTTATTGCCCTTAACCCCTTTGGGGTGAGTCCGAGTTCTCGCCAATAGGTCAAGGCTTGGTTGTTGAGATCATCTATCACACGACAGACAGGGTTGCGCTCAAAGTTGGTCGCGCCTATCTTGTTTGTGTGTTCAACAATAGCCTTGCCGCCTTGCTCGTTGTAGAAAACATCAAGGGCGGTGTCTCGCCTTGCTAGTATGTCTGCGAGAGTCTCGATCACCGCGTCAAACTCGGGTTTGTAAGTGCCGATTGACTCGGTAGACTCCTTGAGCAACTGTCGCCACTCGTCAATATTGCGGCGCACAGGTTGCACCGCCTTTGCTTTTCGTACCATAGAACCCCACCTCTGAAATTTACCGAGGCGGTTGGATAACCCCCTTTTGCCCTCGGTCTTTTCCATTTTGTTTATAAACGCGTAACAGGGGGCGGGGTGTCTGTGCCTCGCCTCGTCTGCCTCGGTCTACTCTGCCGCTACCGCCTGTGTCTCTTGCCTGTCGCAGATTTTATCGACTAGACCCAGACACTTTGCCTTGTCCTCTCTCGTTAGTGTGATCTTGTTCTTTGCGGCGGTCTTTTCCAATAACCGCCACCCCTCATAAGAGAGTCGGTGTCCTGTCCTGTCGTGTAACTTTTCGTGCCACTCAACAGACAGGCTAATCAAGTTCCACTCTTTAAGCCTATACTCTGGGTAATACTCAAGAGGGAATATATGGTGAACTACCTTTGCGGGTCTGAACTTGCCGTATCTTTTTGACATTTGACATAAGAATGCGTCACGCCTCAATACTCTATTACGGGCATAAGACCACACACCGCTATTGTAGAACTTGCGTTTGTCTGTGTAGGTGTAGTCGCTCATATTTACCCTCAATAGAAAAGCACCGACAACCTGTGCCGGTGCTTTATCTACAATCCTTGGAGTGCAACAAATGATTTTAACAATCATCTTGCTACTACCACATTACCATAAAAAGTAGTCTCAAAAAGTCTCAATTTTCACTTTTGACATAAATTGCCTTGTATTTTGAGTCAAAGTCGCCGTAGACCTCCTTGTAGACCTTGTCTAGTGCCGAGTTGTAATACCTAAAGGCACTTGCCCTCGCCCAATGAGTCTGTTTGATGATCTTTGCCCAAGTAAGGTAATTGATATGACGAGCGGTCAACAAAGTTCTCTCTGTCGCGTCATCTAGGCGAGAGATAATGTCGAGAGTCTCTGCGTCTGCGTGATTAAGTTCATTGACTCGCCTGTCTATGAGGTCGCAGAGTTCAGAGTAAGAGAGTCTCATGTCCTCTGCCCTTGCCTGTGCCTTGGTGGTGTCGTTCTGGGTCTCTTTGACTCTGTAAGGAGATACCCCGCCGTTTATGTCACACAACAAGACCTCACGCCTTGCCTTGAGTTGTTGTATCTCATGCCACAAAGAGTAGTTGCGATTGAGCCAAAGTTTGGCGGTGTACTGATTGTCTGTCATCTGTTGCCCTCCTTGATCGTTACTACATAGTCGCCCTGTGAGTCCTTAAAACAGACAAATCGGTCAATAGGCAAGTCAATGCCTGTTTGGGTGTAGTAAAAGCACCTTGCCTTAAAACAGGCATAATGTCTCTTTTCAGACTCGCTCATTTTGTCAAGAGTCTTGCCTATTGTCACCGCCGCACCTGTGGTCTTGTCACTCTTGCTCATAAGTCACCCCCTGTGTCTTGTGAGAGGCTCAATAATAACCTCTGTCCTCGGGTTGTCCTTGTCATACAAGACCCTTGAGCCGTCATGCCCTCCGAGATATTTTGAGTTGTCATCTGGCAAGACATTGTAGGTTGTCAAAATATCGTCTATTGCCTCAAGTAAGTTGGTGAGATCAACAGAACGGCGAGTAGGCATATAGAACAAACACTTTACATTGACAGGGTAGGTGTCGGGTTTTACTGTGTCGCCTGTCGCTCTGTCAAAGGGTATATACTCACCGCAGTTGTACTCATACTCCTTATATTTCTTTGAGGGTAATATAAAGGGTCTGCCGGTTGCCTTGTTTACCGCTATTGTCTGCGAGTTCTTTTTTGTCACAGGTGCTAAAGGTATTGTGAATTTAATCATTGTCGCCGCCCTCCTTTTGCCACTTGTCGGGTATCGTCCAACAACAGGGCATAAAAGATTTGCACTCACAGGCTCTAATCTTGTTGCCCTCGTCATCTATAAACTTGACCCGCATAAACGGACACTCTCTACACCCTGTCAGATTTTCACAATAGACAGATAAAAGCCTCATGCCCTCAAGTATTGTCTGTTGCTCTGTCTCTGATAAGATGACCTCGCCGTCTGCATTAGTTCTCATATCTGCCGCACCTCCTCTCGATAATTGCCGCCTTGACCTTGTCTGATAACCAAGACGGCGCACCCGTCCACTCGTCAATCATAATTTCAAGGGTTCTCGTCTTGGTGTAAGACCCCGCATTACGCCACATAGCCTTAAACTGTGGACTAAAGACATTAGGGTGTTTTTCGACTAGTGCCTCAAGTTTTGTCGTGTCGGGATAATCCAACATAGCCGCGTTGCGGTCTTTGACATAGTCTTTTAGATCAACCATTGTCTCTGCCTCCTTTGTCCGTTATTGACTTGATAAAGCCTATTGCGAACAAGACCGCGTCTAACTCGTCCGCAGACAACCTCGCCTCTTGTCCGTCCTCTGGCTCTGCGGTCATTGTCTCTAATATCTCTATTGCCTCTTTGCGTGTCATTTACACACCCCCTTTACCTCGCCGTCATAGGGGTTAGGTATCACCGCCCACGCGACAACCTGTGCGCCCTTTTTGAGCAAGTATGAGTCGGGGTTCTCAAATATCCACTCTTTGGCGCGGTAGTCGTACTCTGCAAAGTCAATATATCTGCCGTGCCACCTTGCGCCCCCCGCCTCAAAGTCATAAGCAAGGGTCACAAAGAATTCACCGCCACAAGTCGGAGGGTCTGTGTGCCAATTAGCCTGTGCCGTCTCGGTTATCGGTTCGCCCTCGTCCTCGTCACACTCTGGGTAGTCATCTTCACCGGCAAACTCACGCGCCGCCGCCGCTCTGAACTCGTCTTTATCAATAATGCCTCTCTTGTACTCTGCATATATGCTCATTTTGTCTCGCCTCCTTTAATCATCTTGGGTGCATTAGGGCAAAGGTCGCATAACCCGCCCTCTCGGTATGCCTTAAAGTTACTCAAGGCGCAGAGTGTCTCGTCTATCGTTCGACAACAGGTCATATTTGCCCTGTCTGCCTCCTCAAACTCTGCGACCAACTGTTTATATGTCTTTACCGCCTGTGGCTCAATACGGGTCATTTCTGGGGCAATTAGGGGCATTGTGGGTCTTGTGATATACTCTGCCCCTTGCATTTTGGCTATGACATGAGCCGGTGTCGGGTAAAACATACCAACTTTGGTGTCTTTGGTGTGCAACTTGACCGCCTCAATTACAACCTTGGTGTCATACTCCTTGAGTGCCTCATACCACAGGTCAACTCTGTGTCTTGCCGCCTCTGGGGTTGTCTTGACATGAGGGTATAGATCATTGATCGAATACAGAACGGCGGCGACCTCTTCTCTCGTCATCAGACCTCACCCCCCAACAAGTCACCAAAGGGGTTAGCACTCACAGGCAGACTCTTTGTCTTGGTTTGGTTGTTGAGTAACCAATTGCGACACGCCGCCTTGTAATCTCTCATAGGGTTACGACCTACCCGCCACCCGTTTGACTCATAGTAGTTATAGAACCTCTCGGACTCTACAACAGGGTCTATGCTTATGCCCTTTTTGTATGCGTAGTCGGTGAAGTAGGACAGTATGTCATCTGGCGAGGGTTTAATAAAGCGAGGGCGAGGCGACCTGTCGCCGGTCTTTTCTCTCTCTATACTCTCTCTCTCTTTATCTATAACTCTAGTATCTATCTCTATATCTAATATCTCGTTACTTTTTGTAACGCTCTGCGTTACTTTGCCGTTACTCTGTGCGTTACTCTCACCGTTACTCGTTGCGTTACTCTGCGTTACTCTGCCGTTACTTTTCATAACGCAATTATCAAACTCGCTTGATTTGTTGCGATAACGAGCCTGTCGCCTTGCGTTGTCGTTGTCCGCACAAGAGTCTATGAGTTTGACCGCATAGGGCAGAGACATTGTGCCGTCATCTGCGACCACCAAGAGACCAAGAGTCTTGAGGTTTTCAAGTGCCTTGTCTACAACCTCGGTGTCTGTGTCTGTGACCGCCGCTAACATATCTGCCGTGTAAGGTATCGTCTCGTTAAACCTCAACTCGCCGCCGTGATCTACGGACTCTGCAAGGAGTTTGATATAAAACAAGACATACTCTTTGCCCTGTGGCATTGACTCAAGTATCTTTATATCGTGTCTCTTGAAGAAGTCACGCCTCAACTTGAGCCAATAGAACCGCTTATTATCTGTCATTTGTTGTCCTCCTCTAATAGATCGTCAAATGTAACCTGTTTGGGGTCATCACCTACCCACCACCGCAAAACCTCTTTGCCGTTGTTAAAATTGCATTTCATACCCTTTTGTCTGCGGCTCTTAATCATGCGGTCAAATGCTCTGATATAGTTGTCTTTGTACTTGGGGTAGTCCGAGAGTTCTTTTTTCATGCTCTTATACCCCCCCAGAGGACACCCGACACAACCTACCCTCTTATAGCCTTTTGCATACAGAGGGTTTGTCTCTATGCCAAACTCGCGCAGATATTGCCACACCTCGTCATCTGTGAACTTGTATATAGGGTTTACAATCGTGTCTTTGTTCTCTTTACAAGCCTTTATCAACTCGCATTGGTACGCGTCCTCGCCCCCGTATTGGTCGAGTCTAAACATAGCAAATGTATGCCCTGTTGACCTATACTCTGCCTCACTCGTTCGCGGTGAGAGCACCGCGAACGAGTCGCGCCCCTGTCTACTCGCGCTCTCGTCCTCTCGGACTCCAAGAGCAACCATTCTATTAGGCGTTGTTGTCTCTTTTAGTTCTCTGCAACAATACCTAATAATTCTAGTTGGTGGCGTGTGGTGCTTTTCAATAAGAGACCACATAGAGATAAGTTTGCCGTCTTTGTCTCTGGGTAGTCTAACAGTTGCCTTGATACCCTGTGCCTCGCACTCCTTAAACACCTTGCGTATATGGTAGACAGTCTCGGGCGCGTCTACTGTTGTATGAGAGTTCAAGACCTCAAACGCCGTGACCGGCAGACACTTTTTTGATATGTCTAATAAAACATCAGAGTCCTTGCCGCCGCTATAACAGATAATCAAGGGTTTGTGGTAGTAATACTCGCTCATTTCTGCCGCTACCTTTAAGGTGCGCTCTGCCTCCTTGATCTTGTCGCCTAGGTTCACTCTTTGCCCTCCTTGCCCTTGTCCTTGCTCTTTGCCTGTGCCTCTGCCTTTGCCTTGTAGTCATCAAGTAACTTGAGAATGTCGGAGGGGTTGTCTAGGGTGTCTATCTTGTACTTTTTCCACACGGCGGCGGCGGTCTTGCCTGTCGGGTCGAACTGATAACAAAAGTCCGTCAATGCCTGTTTTGCAGAGTTCAATGCCTTTTCTGCCTCTGCCTTTGCCTCTGTGGTCTCACTCTTGGTGTAGAGATACAATCCGAGTCCATGTCGCGCAATTGCCTTTGTAATTGCTCTTTGAATTGTTTTTGTAACATCAAAAGAATTGACTTGTTCAAACAAAATAGGCTTGTTTTTGTAGTCCAAAACCGGCAAATATTCGATATGCTCGATACCGCAGACAGTAACACCCACCTTGACCCAACAGGTGGAGTTGTCTGTGTGATAATTCCACCCTCTCTCGTTCTCATAAACCTTGTAATTTGCGTCTGGGTATCTCTTTTTAAGTTCTGCCCACGCCCAAGACCAAGACAGGTAGGTCAACCCGTTTTTGTTCTGGGTGTGGTCATTTACATCTATTGCGTAGAGTTCATCAAATTTGTAGAGTTCATCAAGGTTATAGTTATTCTCTGGCATAAGTTGCCCTCCTTAATCGTTGTAGTAGTTGTCATCTGCACTAATGCTCGACAGGTCATCAAAGATTTGTTCTATTAAGCAATCACGGCAGAGCCAAGACCCGTTGTACTCATAGAGTTTGCCGCCCTCGCACTCTGCAATATTTGTTATGCAAGAGTCACAACAAACGCCCTCTTGTGCGTTAGTTCTGCACCTGTGCGGGTAGTTGCCGTCCTCGTCATATATGCTCATTGTTTGTCCTCCTTGGTCTTGAGATAAACTGTCAAACTCTTGTCAGACTTTGCCTCAAATAAGTAAACCTCACGACTCAACAGGTCGGGTGAGAGTGTGTAGGGTGTCTCGTCTATGCCCTCACAAGGGATAGTCAGTATCTCTGCGTGGTCGGAGTCCTCGCCCTCTATGACATGAACCTCACCACAGGCACAATAGAAAAACTCTTTAAGTGTCATATCATCTGCCCTCCTTGTCGCCCTTAAAGACCTTGGGTCTCTTGAGGCGGTATATGTTTACTTGAACCGGCACTCTGCGACCTCCGATATAACAGGTCAACCCGTTTTTGTTGATATAGTTACGCCTCACCCTGTCCGACTCGTCATCTGTCAAATCGGTGGCAATAACAACGCGCTTTTTGAGTTCATAACTCACCGCCACTACCTCATATTTGAAGTCATACATTGTCCTTGCCTCCTTTGATAAGACACAAGCAAAGATCAACGAGAGACGATTTGTCCATATTGTTTAGAGCGACTCTCAACGGGTTTGTCGGTGGGTTGTATAACTCTATCGGGTCGCCGTCCATAAACACCCTGTTTGGTGTCTCTGCCGTTCTAGGTGCTACTCTCTCGGGTCTCTTAATAACAGGCGGCGTGACAGGCTTGGACTCGATATTGAATGACATTGACAACTCGTCACCGCCTCTGCGCTCAATAAACTTGTAGAGTTCTGGGAATGAGTTATAAGTAACCCCGACATAACGGGCAGACTCGACCTTTTTGTTGATCGTCAACTTATAGACCCTGTTGTTGTTTGCACAACTCATGCCGTCACCAAACCTCAATGCACTATCTTTGACCGCTATACTCACAAACTCGGAGTCTGTGACCTTGCGCCAAGAGTAGTTGCGAAAAGTGATATTGACTCTCTTGTCTTTGCCAATAGAGATAGTCACATCTTTGTTGGAGTGGTGGTGTAACTTTGAGTAGATTGATAATTGTTTTGACATTGTGTTGCCTCCTTGTAATTAGAATTCAGTAAAATAATTGCCGGTTATGTCTGCCGCCTCTTTGCGGTGGTCTTTAATCTCTATGACCTGTGCAGACCCCTTGAGCCTGTCTCGCTCTGCGGTAATCTCAACGAGCCTGTCTTTAAGGTCTTTGTTCTCGGTTATGATCTTTGCCGCACCAAAACAGGCAAACACAAAACCGCACCCAAACCCGATAAGTAAAAAGAAAAAATGTAAAAGTAAATCTGTCATAATGCCTCCTTTAGTCCTCAACTATCCACACGGACAGATAACAGGGGTTGTAGGTTTTCGACTCGCTCTCGCTCTCGGTGAAAATGTCTATGTCATAACCGCAGATTGCAGACCCCGTGTCTGTCGCCTCAAAGATAATCAGAGGGTCTGTGTAACCCTCTATGACAAGTTTTGTGCCAAGAGGTATAACAGAGGGGTCAACCGCTACTGTGTGACAGGTGGGGTCAGTTGTAACCTTTTTGCCACTTGCCGTAATACCAAGGGTGTTACCGCATTGTTCAACTGTGGCGGCATACATTGTCGAGTAGAACTCGCCTTTGTAGATCAACTTGACATAGACAGGGTCTACCGAGTCTATGAGGTCATAGATTGCCTGTGCCTCGTCTAACCTCGCCTTTGCCGTCTCTTTGTTTGCCTTGGTCTCTAGTGCCGGTGTGGGGTCGAATTCAACCTCAAATGCAGAGAGGGTCTTATATGCCCTTGTAATGCTCACATTTGCTCTGGGCGGCTCTGCCTGTGCCTCTGAATAGTCGAATAGGTACGGGGTCGCCGTGACGATAAAACCCACGCCCAAGAGGGTTAGAACGGCAAACAGATTAAAGAGCCTGTTATACATTCAAAATACCTCCGACAACTCACGCCCCAAGTATTCACAAATGCGCCTCTTTTCTGTGATCTTGAATGACCGCTCACCGCTCAAGGTTCTTTGTGCCGTCTTGGTGCTTGTCTGCATGACCTCTGCAAGTTCTGCAAGGTTCGTGAACTCTGCCGTAATAACGGGATAGTTTGACTTTTTTGTCTGTCTCATTTGTTGTACTCCTTGTAACCTGTGTCAAATATCATTTGACACTATCGGCAAAAAAAATGTCCTTGATCGTGTCCGAGTCTGCCTCAATCAGTTTAACTATTGCCGTTGCGTCTCGGATAGTAAGAGAGTTTTTGCCGGTCATCTTGTTTGAGATTGCCTGTCTTGAACAACCAAGGACAGTTGCAATCTCCGCTTGTGTTACTCGCTTTTCTGCGAGTGCGCCTCTCAACTTGTCGTAGTCAATCATTTCTTTACCTCCTCTCTTGGTTTGTCGTGTCAGAGTTGACAATTAGACTTTACAAATAACAAGAGTCCTTGTCAAGTATAATTTGACATAGATAAAGTTACTATTGCGTTACAACAACACAGGCTTTATTATATAAGCCTTTAAGGAGTGCAATATATGAACGACAAAGACAGAGAGAGGGCGTTGCGGTTTGGTGCTTATGTAAAGTCCTTGAGACAGGCACAGGGCAAGAGTCAACAAGAGGTGGCGACCAAGTGCGGCTACACCTCAAGAGCGGCAATCAGTAGTCTTGAAAAAGGCAAAAATGACCTTGCCTTTGATAAGTTGCCACTACTCGCACAGGCTCTCGGTGTTGACCCTGTGGAGTTGTTCTCGGTCTATGCAGATGACGAGACAGAGACCGCAGAGACTCAACCCCAGATAGAGGCTATAAAGGGTATGTTATATGACCTGTCGCCTGTCCAACTACAACAGGTAGCGGCTATAGTAAAGGTCATGCGAGATCAAAACAAAGGCGGTGCGGTATGAGTGCGCCTGTGTGGTCGGACAAAGAGGGGCGGTGGGTTCTGCGTGTCTATGAGAACCGCCGTTGTGTAAAGAAGTTCACAAGCACCAAAAAGGGTGTTGCCGGTAAGAACGAGGTCTTGAAAAAGCGCACCGAGTATGAGTGCGGCGGCACAGTTAAAGCCTCTGTCGCTTATGAGTGGGCGAGGTTTTTAGATGACCTGTCTGTCAGATATTGCCCAGAGGCTCTGCGTAATGTCGAGATAATAGGCAAAAACAACATACTACCCAAATGCAAACACAAGATCGTGTCTAGTATGTCTGTCAATGAGTGGCAAATAATAATCAATAGTGCAAGGAAAAAGAACGGCGAGTTATACTCTCGGCGGTATTACAAGACAGTTAGACAGATTGTCGGGTCTTTTCTCAAGTTCTGCGAGAGAGACGGACTCCAAGTTGCAAACTCTGCGTTGCTCTACACCCCAAAGAACGCACCCCAAAAGGAAAAGGCAATTATTACACCCTTTGTGGCAAAGAGGTTGTTTGACGATAACGAGCCGTTTGCAGATGACTACTTTATACACTTTTACCGCATATTGTACCTGTGCGGTCTGCGCCCCTCCGAGTGTTGCGGTCTGCGGTGGGTTGATCTAAACGGCGACCGACTAACCATAAGACGAGCCGTCACAAGGACAATGCGTGTCACAGAGGGCAAGACCGAGAATAGCCGCCGCACACAGTTTTTACCCGACATAGCCTTGAGAGAGTTTGAGGCACAACGAGCCTTGACCCAGAGTCTTAATAGTCCTTGGATATTCCCAAATTTTAGCGGCGGTATGCTCTGCCAAGACCTACCCGCCAAACATTGGGTCAAGATACGCCAAGAGTTAAAATGCCCAGAGGTCGCCTTGTATAATTTCAGACACTCTTATATTACGAACCTTGCGACCGCCGGTCTGCCTCTAATCTGCCTCAAGTCCTTGTGCGGTCATTCACTTGATATGCCTACACTTGAGGTCTACGGACACACAACAGAGTCAGAGTTGAGACTTGCTCAAGATACACTCAACAGGATATTTGCCGCACTCTGATATAATAAGGGTGTCAATGCCCTTTAGTATAACAGTAGTGCGCGAGACTTTGACCCTCGCAGAGTAGGTGCGACACCTACAAGGGCAACCAATAAAAAAGACCCCTCGTTATGAGGGGTTGTTTTTTATGTCTTGTCTGATAAGTGCTTTAAGCCTTGCCGCCGTGTCGCCTCTGTCTAACCATTCTACAATTTCCGACTCGGTCTCTCTGTTGACTCTGAATTGATAGAGTCTGCACTTTTGGCGGTAGTTCTCTTGCGCCCTCTTGAGTGAGTCTCTCATAGATCATGCCTCCTTAATCAAGATATTATGAGCGAGACCCAGAACGAGACCGGCTACCTCATAATTCTTGTACTTGCGCCTCAAGTCCTCGTTTGCCAAGAACTCATAGACCTTGCCAAAAAAGACCTGTGTTGTCTCGTCCGTGTAGATAGTAACTGTTGTCCTACAATCCATAATGTCTAATAGATCAATGAGTCTGCCGTCTATCAATGCGTTGTTGTTGTTCATGTCATCTGCCCTCCTTATGAGTTGTAGTCCTCGTCTGTTATCGCAGAGTAGGACAGTATCTCAAGTAATGCCTCCTCGTATGCTCTCTCGCCTGTGTAATTATAAGTGCCGGTAAACTCGCCGTTCTCAAAAACTGTCAATTCGTAGTGGGTCTCGCCTATGCGTTCTACCTTGAATTTGCGATTATCTATCTCAAAGAACGCCTCGCGGTTTGTGTCATTAAGTCTAATATTTAACATAGTTACTACCTCCGAGAATTTATTGTCTGGGCGGTTTACCCGCCGCCCTCGGTTTGTTTTCTTATAGTCCGCACTTTGCCATTGTTCGTGCAAGTTCTTTGTCTATTCCTTGATCTGTGAGTTCTTTTATCCTTGCGTTGAGTGCCTGTCTGTTTGCCTTGTTGATACCCTGTGCAATCCTCTCTCTTGTCTCTATCTCTTTTGCGAGTCTGTCGAGTCCGTAAACTGTTATCATTTGTTGTTACCTCCTTGATTTGTACCCTTATTGTAACCCCTCGTTGACTTATAGTCAATACTATAACAAGAGATTATTTGTGAATTGTTTGTGACCGCCAAAAGGGGCGACAAAAAGGGGCGACACAAGAGGACAACTCGCAGACAGGGTGAGGACAGGTCAAGAGCAAAGAGCCTATAAATAGACACTTTGCAGACTTTACAAAGTCATTTGTCCTCTTGTATATTATTTTCAAGTCCTGTCAGGCGCACCACCTACACCCCTTGAGACATAAGGTCTTGAGGGGTGTTTGCTTTTTGACGGGGCGACAAAAGGGGCGACAAACACTTGTTCTAGTTTACTTGGGGTTAAGTATTACTAAACCAAATAGGCATAAAAAAAGACCCCCACCACAAAGGGTGAGGGTCAGAGGTTAAAGAGTCCGCGCCGTGTTGAGTTGTTGCAAATCTATAATTAGGGGAGGTAACATTGAATTACAGGACAGATAAAAGACCGGCGCGGTCATCTGTTATACCTTTTGCAGATAAGACATAGACACCCAACCGACAGGACAGGTTGTCTTGTGTTTCAAAGTAGGGTCTGTGTAACACGGACAATCAATAACCTTGCCAAACCCGTTGACTTGATCGTAGATTGTCACCCTGTCGCCGTTAGCGAGTCTGCCTACTTTTTCAGAACTCGTTGTAGGCTCTTTGCGTATTCTCAAGTTGGTATTTACCTTGACTACCTTGTATGTCTCGCCTGTGGGCGTAGGCTCTGGGGTAGGTGTCGGAGTCGGAGTAGGTGTAGGCTCTGGGTTCACTTGCTCGTCTGCAAAAACAGGGCAGATAAAGCCTCTGATATTCTCTGCGTTGACACTCATACGCCTATTGCCTACCGCATTTGACTTGTTGCCCTCGGTCACAACAAAAGACTTTTGAGCAACACTAGTGATAATACCTGTGTGGTCGTGTCCTGTGGTATTGTCTGTCTTTGGCTTGGGGTCGTTCCACGCATAGATGATAATGTCACCGACACAAGGGGTGTAGGTGTCATCTTCAACCCAGATATTAGCCGCCCTCGCCTTTTCTATTAAGGAGTGCGAACCCTTGCCGCATGAGTAGTCAACAGGCACACCGACAGAGCCGGTCAATACATTGTCGGTCTCTTGTGCTACCGCACCGACAAACAATGCACACCAAAGAGAGTTAGTGTCTGCCTTGCGCCCCTTGTCACACGCCTTGTTGTAGTCTGCGACTATCTGCGCGTGACCCTTTGACCCCTCTTTAGTGCCTACCCAAGACAGAGCCTTTGTGACAAAGTCATTTCTTTTGCTCATAGATCATGCCTCCTTGTCTGTGTCAACCTCTGGCAGACCCGCCAAAGAGGTCAACAGAGAGAGTATTGCGGCGAGTAGTGCGGTGCTACCCACTACCGCCCAATTGACGGACTCAAAAAGAGCCGTTGTGCCGATAGTTGCGATTGCTACTTGTGCGGCGGTCTTTAAGGCTCTAACCCCCGCACATTTCCACCAAGTAGCATTAGTGATTGTATTTTTCATTGATCGTGCCTCCTTTACTCGTCTTGTCGCCAAGTCTCGGTAATCTGCAATTTGCTCACAAGTCCGTCTAGTCTCTTGTGTGCAGACTTGGTCGATTGCTCACACTTAATTACTCGTTCTTTTAGATCATCATTGAGGGCGTCTTGTGAGTCGGTGAACTTGTCTAGTTTTTTCTCTAGTTGCTCTATGCGATAAGTAGTCAACTTGTTACTCACAAGCACACCCGACAGAGAACCTATAAAGGTTGATATTGCCGCCACTATTGCGGTTATTGTCTCTGCGGTCATCTTGCACCCCCTTTAGTTTGTCTGCGTGAGGGTGTATTCAATGCTCATTGATTGTGTCGGCGTTTTCTCAACAGGTGTGTCAAGATTAAACAGGGTTGCAAGATAGCATTTGTTTACAGAGATTGCGTTTGCCGTTGCGCCTGTGCCTACACCAAAGACCGGCGCACTTATGCCCTCTGGGTCACTATATATGTAGTTGCCCGTTATAGGCGCACTCTTTGAGTTGACAGGATAGACTTTGTCGCCGTTGATAATGAACGAGTCATGCACTATGAGACCGCCACTATTAGTGAACCTCTCATTAGTCCTTGAGCCGCTCTGCCCGTCAAAGGGTGAGGCAAGGTCTGTGTTGACCTGTGATATATTGCCTGTGTTTGCAAGGTCAATTTTCCAAATCTCGGTAGGGTGTCTGTCGTATTCGCCTGTGCCTCGGTTGCCGTAGACAAACAAGTTGTTGTTGTAGATCATAGCCCGAGTAGGAATTGTCAAAGGTGTGTTTTGATAACCAGTAGTGCTACTGCTATTCTGACCCGTAAATTTCCACAGTTTACAACCTGTGACAGTAATTGTAGAACTTGTGACCGCGCCACTCGTCAAGTCTATCTCGTCTTTGAGTAAGAGTGACCCGCCCTGTGTGTCTACACCAAACAAGATAAGTTTGTTGTTCGCAAAGTCAAAGTGATAGTAACAACCGCCGCTACTTGTTGTCTTGTAGTCTTGGATTGTCGCCGTGATCTTGGTTGTGTAGGCGGTCTGCGGTTCAAGTGCGCCGCCTTGTAACCTAAACTTTGAGTTGTTAACAGGTGTCTTGAATATATCAACAGTTGTACTGTCTACAAGATAAAAGGTATAGGCTATATTGTCATTTATCGCAAGTATTGCCCTTGCGTCATCTGCATAGACATAGTTTTTAGATTGACAGGCGACCTGTGCAAAGGGGTTGAGCAACTTTTGCGCCTCCGAGTCTCTGCCGCACCCGTAAGAGCCTATGTCGGAGTGAGTAAGACCAAGAGCCGATATTCTCGGTGCGTTACCCGCACTAGGCAACCAAGTCCAAACAAGTTTGACAGAGTCTCTTGTAATAACTGTCTTGGTGTCATCTGGGTTGCCTCTCGTTGTATCGTCATTTTGAGAGGTTAGCGGCACTTGTCCGGCATGAGCGACACAGGCGTTGGAGGTCTGCGCGGGTATGCCATAACTTGTCGGGTCATTACCCAGAGGGTCTGCGAAAACAAGCACACCGCCTAGGTAAGTAGTAAACAGGTCTGCAAAGTTACTGTAATCTAACAGACCGCCAAAATTGCCCTTGAAAATGTCGGGCAGAGCGTCTGTCTGTGTGTTGTGCTTTTCAACTGTCTTGACCTCACCTGTGACCTCGTCTTTTAGTGTGATCTTGACAGAGCCTTTGAACCTCGGATAGTCGCTACCCTTTGCCTCGCCTGTTGCGATTGTGTCACCTAGTCTCATTGTTTGAGCCTCCTTTTGTTTTCTGCCTATAAAAAAGACAACCCCTCTGGGTTGCCTTTGTTGTCGTTTCAATTCCTATTTTGGTGAATTGCAAAAAAGGTATTGTAAACTTGTTATCATACCCTTGCAAAGTTATCAACAGATTTTGTGTTGATAATTTTCAAAACCTCGAAAACATTTTGAAATATGCCTTGAAAATTTTGAAAGTTATTTCAATTTGTTACCGCCTTTTATGCCATAGTATAAAATACCGTTGCCATTACGGGATAATTTCTGTTTGAATTTGTCGGGTTATAAATTGCACCCGTTACGGCATTTGTGCCACTTTCTGAAGTTTTCAAAGCATAAGCCCAATAATTAGAAGTATTAACCGCATTGTTTTGTTTGATGTATGCGTCTACGACTTTTGCACCCGTTGGCAAACTCAAATCACTTCGAGTTACAATAAAAGTTGCCTCGGTTGTGGCATTTATTGACTTTGTGAATGAATACTTTGCTATTCTTAATGCACCCTTGTTAACCTCATTCACCGCCCCGACCAAAGAAGATTTGACAGAGGTAGTGAGGGTGGAGAGGTCGCCGATTTGTGATTGCACCCCAGAGGTCGCCTTGTCTGCAATCTGCGACACACTCGCAGACTTGGTCGCATGGTCGCCCCCGCTCTCTTGGTCGATAACAAAAAGGTCGTTGTTGTTGATAGTTACCGCCTGTGGATATTCGTTGATTTTAGACATAGTTACCCCTCCTTATGCTTTTCTAATCTTGAGTGAACGGACACTAATTGTTGCATTTGTGCCGTTGTCTGCCGCCGTTGCAAAACATATATACCCTGTGCCGTTAGCGGTCATATTGACAGGTATTTCGTAGTAGTGTTCTGCCGTGTCCGTTGTGATAAACGGCACATAAGTATTATAGGCGCGTTCAGAATAAGGGTTGTTACTACTTAAACTTGCCCCGCTTGTTGCGTTTGCAGAGTATATGCCCCAAGTGTATTGGGTTGCGAGTCCCGAGTTTTTGTCTACTGTTGTGTATATCTCCGCAATATATATACCCTTGTTCAACGGCACACTAAAAGAGCATATTTCATAACCTTGTGCGTTTTGGTCTGTAAAAGACAATGACACCTCGTTTGTGTCCTCATGCGTTAGTGTAGGGTCTGAGGTATTCCTTTTGCTATAAAAGGCAAAGGCGGTCAAGTCCTCATAGACCGCACCGCCCCCCGAGACATTGACTACAACTGGGTTGTAGCCGTCCGCAGAGTCCGCACTTGCATTGTAAGTGCCGTTTTGAGTGATTGACTTTGAGACGATAACAGATGACCCACCACCGCCACCGCCTACCTTGATTATGTTTGACATAGATTATGACCTCACAATAACTCTGATTTGAAGATCAACAGACGGCGGGGTGTCTGCATACAGAGTAAAAGACCCCTCTGTCTGTCCGTAGTCCATAAGGTTTGCACTCTGCAACGCCTTGTTGTTTTGGATATTAGCGGCACTCGTTGCCGGTAGTCCGAATATCTCTTGATTGCTCGTTGCGGTAACGCCCAACAGGTTTACTGTAATTGTGTTATCTACCCACTCACTAGCAAGGAGTGTGACAGTTTGCGCCACACCCACAAGGCTAGTATTCATTTGCGATATGCGAGACTCAAGGTTGTTGAGTGCGTCCGCGTTGAGTGGGTCGCCCTGTTGTGTAATTGTACCCTCGTCTCTTGTGACAGTTACAACCTTTGAGTCTGACGAGTCCTCAACATTAGTGATAACTCGCCTGTTAGGGTATTGACTCACTCTGTCTTGCCAATTGCGCGTAACAAATGACATATTATTCAACCTCCTTGGGTAATGTATTAAACAGACCCTCGCTCATATCTTCACCAACATATAAGCCGTGATCTGCACTCGCCGTCAGATATGCAGAGTAACTAGGGTCTATCTCAAATGTAATAGTGACAGACTCGGTAAACAGAGGCGCGGCAATAGATGAACTTATAACCGCGTCTGCCGCCTCTATCGGTTCGCCCTCTGCGTCATCTATCGTGTCGCCTGTTGCGTCCTCGATATAGTCTGTGACAGGTGAACCGCCCACAGGCAAGAGACCTATATTGTCTGCCGCACTCTGGGTGTCATCTGCAAAGGTGGTAACTGTTGCAGAGTCCGTAAAAGTACCACAGGCAATAGCCGCCACAACAAAGAGCGGCATTGTATCTGTCGCCTCGATAATGCCTTTGAATGAGTCCGCACCGATAAGACCTTGACCGCTCAAACACGCCCTTGCAGAGTTAGGCTCTATCTCAAGTGTGCCGCCGTCAATTTCAAGATTTACTGTCCACAGGTGCGCCGCCCCCGCCTCGACATTACGCAGATAGTATTGTAGACCGAGTATATGTAACCCGTCCTCGCCTACTGTCTCTGTCGGTGTGTACGCCTCCTCTATGCCGTCAATGTAATAATGAGCCGTAATCACCGCCGGTGTGTCTGGGTCATCAAGAGTGACACTCAAGTTGTATTCATGCCACATTGTAACTGTGGTGGTCTCAAGAGTGGCAAACCTTATGTTTGTAATTGTTTGCTCGTCCTCGCCTGTCTCGACCTCAAAAGGTGCGATATTAGCGGTTGTGTAGTATGTAATCTTGTTCTCTTGTGTCTGCCCTTTGAGACCGCTAATGTCTTTGTCGGTCTTGCTCTGGGCAGAGATCAAGGCGGGGTTTTCGCCAAACCCCAAGACAGACAGTTTGTCTATGTCTAATGCGTATTGCATAACGACACAGTAGTTGTCATCTGCAATACCGCCTGTGAACTTGAGACAATCACCGAGGTCGTAGGCGGGGTTTGTAAGCATAGCCGCACTATACGGCGTTGCTCTGAACTGTGCGAGTCTTGCAAGTATTCTCTGTCTAACCTCGGCTTTGACCGACTCTGCGCCGTATTGCAAAAACGGGTTTGCGCCTAGGTTCATTGTCAACCCTGTGTCTGGCAAGACATTGTAATAACTCGTTGTGTTGTCTGCGATATTTACAACAGACAACCCCGTGTAGTAGGTCTCAAAGTCCGAGAACGCCGCACCCGTGAACCTACGCCCTGTGTTGATCGTGTCTACCTCGTCTTGTGTCGGTAGTTCTTTAAGATACAAGTTGCCGTCTCTGCCTATGAGGGCAAAGGTTGCGTTTGCCTGTGCAATCCATGCTATAAGGTCTCTGTATGTCTTTACTGTGTCGGTAGGATAGAGACCAAAAACATAGTCACCGTTGCAGAGACTCTCGCACTCTGCCTGTGTCATTCCAAGACCGACACCGCAGATAGAGCAAGAGTAAGACAAAAAGTCATATAGTTTGCCGCTCGTCTCGTTGAGATTTAAGGTCTTGTCAAATTTGCTCATATTGTCATAAGCAATCACAGACAAGCCGTTTTCTGTCCACTTTGCCTCTCGCACTATGTATGAGTAAGCCGGTGCGGGTATATACTCGACAGAGCCGCCCTCTACTTGCAATCCGATTTGAGGGATAATGACTTTACCTTGCCACTCACCGCGCGTGACAGTAGACCTCGCATAAGAGGTAGCAAAGGTCAACTCTAGTTTGGATATGTAAACACCGCCCAGAGTAACTTTTGAATTCTCGCAGAGTTGGTTTGTGATCTTAAATGACTTTGCTACTACATCTGATTGAGCAAAGGTCACGCCGTCTACTGTGCCTCTCAAAAAGTGCTTTTGTATCGGTTGTCCTGTTGCCGTCAAAAAGGCTTGTGAGACATTATACATAGTTGCCCTCTTTAGTTCTCAATAAAAGTTAGTTGCATTGTCCACAGACCCTCTGTCTGGGGTGTGTACTCGGAGTGTTGCACAAGGTTGCTACTGTTGAGCCTCAATCTGCCGTTGATCGTCTCGCCCTCAAGTAAAAGGGTTGTTGAGTTCTCACCGCATAACGCAAGTATCTTGTCACGCCAAAAAGAGGTAACTTGACAGGTCATAGAGATATTGCGGCGCAGTAGTCGGGTCACACTAACAAGGAGTGTGCCGGACTCACTAACCCCCTGTGTCTCGTTGTTCTCATAGGATATTGAGAACTCAACAGGGTTAGGCAGAGTCACACTACCAATTGTCACATAGCCTTTACCTAGCATTAGTTGAACCCTCCACTAACATAATTTTGTTGAGTCTGTATTGTGTTCAGTTCGTTTGCGATAAGTTCACCGCCGATATAGACAGGCGTTACAACTTGAACTGTGCCGCCCTGTCCTAACTGTCCGCTAATCTTGTCTAACTGTGCAGAGTAGTTAGGTTGTACCGCGCCACTCGCAATAGTGCTAGACATAGAGTTGACCGCAGATTGCAGAACGGGCATTTGTTTTGTCATGCTCTTTGCGAATAGATCAATCATGTCAGAACCGCTCTTGTCAAAGTCTGCGAGAGGTCCTTTTTCTGGCACAGAGAACCCAATATAATCATCTACAAGACCCGCCACATAGTCTACTGTGTCTTTAAGAGCCGGACAGGCATTGAGTACGCCGTCAATTAGGTTTTCGATCAAGTCTGCGCCCCAAGTTACCGCATTCTTTGCTAACCCCTCGCCCATATCGTCAAATCTGCTCATTATAGCCTCTACCGCCTCTGGTATCAGAGTTGGTGCGTTAGAGACTATCGTTGAGACTATCGTTGAGACTAGGGTAATTGCCGCGTCTATAACCTCGTCTAAATTATCCAAAACGCCTAGGACAAGGGCAGAGATTAAGGTAATTGCCGCCGTCAGTAGTTCTGGGGCGTTCTGCACAAGTGTTGTCTGTATGGTATTCACGACAGTAATTGCGGTAGAGATTATCATGCTCAAATTGTCGCTAATACCATTGACAACAGTTATGACTATATCAAGTGCCGCCTGTGTTATAAGTGCGACATTTTGCGCAGACAACAGGGTCTCAACGAGTGAGAAGATGACCTCAATTGCTACGGACACCACCTCGTCAAGATGATCTAATATGCCTGTGGCAAGTGACAAGATAATGTCTGCCGCCGTAGTGAGTATCAAGTCAAGGTTATCTAAAAGACCTTGACCGAGTGCAGAGACGATAGACCCGCCCAACTCCAACACGACAGGTAATTGACTTAAAATCGCGTCTATTGCCTGTGGTATGAGAGAAGAGATCAAGTCTGTAATTTTCGACATATCGCCGTCTGCCTCAAGTACGCCGTTTGTAAACTCGTTCAAGAGGTCTACACCCTCACCCGCCAAGTCATCAAGGACAGGTAGTAAGATCGTGCCAAGGGCGTTTTTTGCCGCCTTTGTGCCGCCGTCTAATCTCTGCATTGTATCGTCAAAGTCTGCAAAGTCCGACAATACATCATCAGAGAGAACCGCACCCGCGCTCTGTGCCTCGTCTGCGTACTGTCTGAATGTATCAGACCCCGCCTCAATTAGTGGGTTCAACTCGGTGGCACTCTTGCCAAAAATAGACATGGCGAGTGCGTCTCTCTCGGTCTCGTTCTCGACCTGTCCGAGTGCGTCTACTACATCAAAAAAGACCTCCTCGGAGTCTCTCAACTCGCCGTTGGAGTCTGTAACAGAGACACCCAAGGCGGCGTAAGCCTCTGCCGCCGCGCCTGTGCCGTCCTTTGCCTCACTCATTGACTTGACACACTTTTTGAGAGACCCCGCTACTGTGTCAACAGATACATCTAATAACTCGGAGGCGTAAGAGAACTCTTGCAGAGTCTCGCTCGACAGACCCGTTATGCTCGACAGAGTCAACATCTCGTCTGCGTACTCTGCCGCCTCAACTGTGCAATTAGCAAGAGCCGTAGTCGCCGCACCTATTGCCGCCACCGCCGCCGCTATTGCCGCCGCCGCTAACTCACCCGCTACCTTGGCGGCGTTGCCAAATTTCTCGAACCCGTCACCGGCAGACTTTGCCTCCTCGCCTGTCTCTTTTGCCTCGTCACCGACCTTGTCAATATCTTGACTTGCGCCCTGTGCGTCCACACCCAGAGACTCTAACTTGTCACCTGTCTCCTTTGCCTCGTTCTCAAGTGATACAAGGCGAGACGAGGTCAACTGAATTTCCGCTTGTAAGTTGTCATACTCGCCCTGTGTGATCGTACCGAGTGCGAGTGCCTCTTTGGCTTTTTCTGCCGCCTGTTGCTCTATGTCTAACTTTTCCTTTGTAGCCTCGATAGACTTGTTGAGCAAATCTTGCTTTTGTTTTAATGCCTCGATATTTGAGGGGTCAAGTTTGAGACTCTTGTTGACCTTTGAGAGTGCAGAGTTTACCTCGCTAATTCTCTTGTTTGCGTCTTGTAGGCTTTTCGATAGTCCGTCAGTATTGCCGTCAATCTCAATAACAATACCCTTGATTGACTTGTTACTTGCCACAATAACCCCTCCTTGTTGTCACTACCCAAAAAACCGCCTTATATCATCTGGGGTCGCCAAGTCTGCCCAAGGTTGCCGGTCATTGTGGGTCTGTGTGAATAAATCTAAAACCTCGCCAAAGCGCAATAAGGCGAGGTCGCTAATAGTCAAATGTATAGATAATGCCCTCAACAAATAAAGAGCGGTTGTCATTTCGCGCTCGGAGGGCTTGGCGGGTTTTTTGCGTGATCTGTGGTCTCTGCATTGTTAAACCAAGTATCAAACACCGCGCCTGTTGTCTTTTCTCTTGAGAAGTAATCACTATCAAACCGCATTAAAAATGCGTAATAGTCCTCAAGTTTTAGACTCATCATAGAGACAAAGTCTGTCTCTCTGTTGTGCATTTCAGACATGATAAACGCACACTTTGAGCAAAGGTCGAAAATCTCGACCGGCTCTGTCTTGCCGTTCTTAATGTCTGCGAACCCTTTGAGCATATCAGAGCCAAAAGTGTGTTTATATGCAATAGGCACTAGAGCGGTCGCAGTTATGACAACCGCTGTGCCGTTCCTGTCAATAATCTTATTTTCCATTGTGTAGAACCTCGCAAAGATAAATAGACCCAAAGAAAACAGACAGGCGGTCTGCCTGTCTGTCTCTTTGAGGTTCTATGACAAGGCACAAATATTAGCACCTTGTAAGCCTGTTTTTAAGAGGGCAGATAAACCTCGTTATACCATGCGTCATAGACCGCCTGTGTGGTCGTGTCGCCTGTGTGTGCTTGGACGAGATGATCTGCGTCAAGTCTGGGCGTTGCCGTGATAGTAACTGTCTCGGTCTGCACATCTACCGAGTCTGCCTTTGTCTGTCCGGCAATACTCGGTCTTGTCAGAGAACAACGATAGAGGACATATCTCTTGCCCGTGTTGTCACCTGTGAACTCAAACGCGAGTGCAAAATAAGTGACTGTGTTTGCGTCATCTGAACTCTCAAGGACAACTTTGTCTGTTGTCTCAAGTGTCCTGTTGAGAATAGACACCTCAACATCTTCGGGAATAAGTGCAGACTCAAAGTCGCCCTCATAACCGCTATTGACTCCGCCCTGTGCGTAGACTCCGTCATCTGCATAGAACTTGAACGAGTCGCCCTGTGGGTCAAGTGAAATAGAGACCGCACCCGCCCAAGGCTTGTACGCGCCGTATGTCGTTGTCCATTTGCCCGTCTGTGAGTCGAGAGTCTCACTCGCAATTGCGTACCTAACATTACGCAAACCAAACTTTATTTTGTTCATAAAGCATTACTCCTTTTGTTAGTTTGTTATGGTTATGTCATAGGACACAAGATAAAAGTTGCCGTTGTTGTCATAAGCGGCGGTCTTGGTGTAGGTCACACCACAGGTCAAGAGGACATTATCTAACACCGCCTCAAGAGCCGGTGCGTAGTTTGCCGTGTAGAGTTCAACTGTGCAATCGTCAGACAACTTGCAATAGTTGCTATCGTCTGCGTATGCGTGAGTCTCGCCCTCGCGCTCGATAAAGCAAAAAGGCATTTTAACTGTTGCCGTCTTGTGCGAATAGAAAACACGCCCCCCAAGTTCTGGGGTTGTGTTTATTGCGTTGTAAAGGTCTGCAATCGTCATAAGCCTTTGTCCTTTAGTCTCTTTGTGAACGCCTCGTCTATTACCTCTGGCACTTTTTCATACACAGGCAAAATATGCTTAATAGCCTTTGTCCTCTTGCCTGTGTCCTCGCCGTTGACAGTAATAATGCGGTGTCCGTTCTCTAGTAGGTGTGTCAACTGATAGTGGGTCTTGTTGTGAACGATATACTTGGTCTGTTTTGCCGTTCGTTCTCTCTTGATCTGCCACCCTTTGTAATAGCGAGTCCACCCGTGAGACATAGACTCTGCCCTCACCTCTTGAACGGCAAACAATGCGCCGTCCTGTTTTGCCTCGTCTAGTGCCTCGGTAGCCGCATTGACTATGCCGTCCGTTACCTCTGCAAGTGCCTTTTTGAAGTCAAAATAAGCCTTGCCGGTTGAGTTGGTAATCACTATTTGATCTTTGCTCATAACGCGCCTACTTGTCTTTGTGCGTAGAGTTCAAGACTATCAAGACCCCGTCTGTAAGTGCGATATATTGAGTACCGCTCGTTGTTGTACTCAACTACTGTCTCGCCCTCATAGTTCACAGGGTCAGTAGTAAACACAAACTCTGCCTCAAGTCCTGTCTGCCTCGCTTGGTAAAACTCACCACGACTCGCACTAGTGATCTTTGCAAAGACCTCTCTTGTGGTCTCTGTGACTATCTCTTGTCCGACAGAGTCAAACCCTGTGGGCGTTCTCTTGATAAGAGTAATAGTGTCATCTATTGAGAATGTCATTTTTACCCCCTCACGCGCCCTCTGTGCCGTTGCTCATTACTTGGTGAGTAAACCTGTCATTTATAGCGGCAACGAGCATACGGGGCATTTCTGCCCCTGTCTCGCGTCCTCGCCACAACCAAATTACATACATAACGACAATGTAAGAGTCTGCCGTTACTGTCTCGTCAAGGATAAGACCCTTGTTTGCAAGTTCAGTTCTGGCATAGTCTATGTCATTAGTTATCGCGCCGTCATAGGCGGTTGTTGATATACCGAGATTGATTTTAACGAGTTCAAGGATATTTGCCGTTGTTGTCTCGTTGTGATTGATATTACCCACTATAAAAACCTCCTACCTATGCGGCGTGTATGATTGATAACTGATTAGCCCTCGCCGTCTGTATCGTCAGAGGCGTTAGAGTTTGCGGTGTCGGGTGCAAAGGTTGCAGTTGTTACGGGTGAAGTACCGCCAATTGCAATCTCAACAAACGCCTCTGCAATAACAGGGAGTCCGTCATATCTAGCCGTACCCTTAAAGACTGTGTTGTCCTCGACAAACTGTGCGTGTTCAGAGTACGCAATCTCTGTGCCCTGTCTCTCTGCGAGAAGATAAGTGTCACCATAACCGGCAACGATCATATCGTCTGCAATAATTGTGTCACCAAGGACAACAACCGCACCGCCGATAACAGGCATATACTCAAGAGGTGTGCCGCTAACTACGCCCTGTGCGTTGATAGATACGGACTCACCGAGAACCTTTGCAAAGGTTGTCTCGTTCATAGCCCAGAACTTAACACCCTTTGAGTAACCTCTGTTCTTTGCGTTAGAGAATGCAGCAACAATAGCCTTGAAAAAGTCAACGCCTGTGACATTTGCCGCAATAGTCTTGATATTGCTTGTGTGGAGATCAACCCAAGGTCTAGCCGTAGTCGGGTAGTCTGCCGGTGCGGCGGTCTGTGCAAGTCTTGTGACGATACCGAGAGGCATTTTAACGCCTGTGCCGTAAAGGATAGCCTTGTCAAGTGCGATACCGATTGCCGCACCGAGACCCTCGATAATCTGTGTCATAAGGTCTACATCATTGTCCGCGAGAAGTGCGTTGCAGACAGGTACAAAACCTCCGACCTTGTAGCCGTCAACCTCAACGCCGTTGAACCCAAAGTTAAGTTCGTTGAGATTGCCGCACATTTCAGTCCATACCGCCTCGGGAATAGTACCGGCAACGGTCTGTCTTGCCTTGCCGCTAACAGGACGGACAAGTACGAACTGTGCGAGTTTCGACGCCTTGTAAATCTCCTCGCGCAGAGTCGGTAACATTACCTCGGGAATGAGAAGTGCGCCGCCGCTAATGGCTCTCTTCTCAAGTGCCGCCTTTTTTGCTCTCTCAAGGAATGACTTTACCTCTGCATTCTCAACAAAAGAGCGCTTTTCTGCCTGTGTCATCTGTGAAAATCTCTTTTCCATTGTGTAGACCTCCTGTGTCTCTCGATCATTTTTTGTGTCTGCCGCCTCGGTTGTGTTGTCCTCGCTAGGCTCAACAGACTTTGTCTCGCCGTCATCTGTCTTGTCTGCCTCGGGCGCGGTCTCTTCGACTTTTGCCTCAAGTTCTGCAAGTTCTTTTTCCATAGCCGCAATAGACTCCTTGAGTTCTGCCGCCTTTGTCTCGTCAGACCTCTTTTCTGCCTCGAATGCCTCTATTGCAGACTCTACCGCCTCGCGCTCGTCTGGGGTCTGTGCCTCATTGATTGCAGACTCAATTTCTGCCTCTCTTGCCTCAAGGTCTTTGCCCTCGATAGCCTCAAGTGCGCTCTTTGCGTCTGTGATCTTCTTGCGCAATAAGATTGCCTTTAACATGGTTAGCAATCCTCCTTTTTTTTATTTTCACCCTCGGTGAGTCTCGACCTCATAGACTCACGCCAAGCCTCAAGGGCGTTGCCGTGTGCCTCCTTGGCTCTTGCCTCTACCTCGGTTGACTCATAAGCGGGAAAAGTGCATACAGAGACCTCAAACAATGTCAAGTCTGTTATTGTCGTTAGCACAGAGCCGTCCTCTCGGTAGGTGTCCTGTGCCTCGTCAATAATGAACCCGAACGAGCATTGATTTACATCACCCCTCTTGACTCTCGCATACAGGTCGAGTGCCTCTCTATCGTTCGTATTGATAGAGATGACACCAAACAAGCCGTGTGAGTCTGTCTTGAGTGACAAAGTACCCGCCGTAGTTCTGCCCAACACCTTTGAGGTGTCGTGATCTATAAGTGCGCGAATGTCGCCGCCTATGCTCTTATCAAATGCCTTGGGGTCTATCCTCTCGGAGTAACCCTCGCAGATATTGTAGGTCTCGTCAAAGACAGAGAAGTAACCCGCAATCTCTGGGGTCTTGTTCTCGTCCTCTGCCGCCCTCGTCTCGATTGCACCTATTGTGCGTATCTGTACTGTCTTGTCCATTACTCACGCCTCCTTTAGTCCTTGAGTTTGTTTTGATTGCCGCTCTCTGTTATCGGTATAAAGTTCTCAAGGCGCACAAGTTCGTCTAGTCCGTCCAAAGGCTCAAGACCGAGTCGGTCTCTCACCTCGTTACCTGTGATAATGCCTTGGTTGTAGAGACCGCCGTAAACAGATGATATTTCACTAATCGAATAGTCAAAGAGTGACAGGGTGTTAAACTTTAGATACCACTTGGGCGAGACAATCAGTTTACTTGTCATCTCTTGTTGTATCTCGGTTGCGATTGACCTAACTGTTGTCTGTATAAAGTTATTCCACTCGTCCTTGTGATATTCACCTACACCCAGACAAAAAGACGGCACACCGACAACGGCGGCGGCAAAGTCTTTAAGGTCTTTTACTGTGTCCGAGATTGCCAAGTCTTGAAGAGTCAGACCCTTGACAGAGGTAATGTCGAACTTGTCCATAGGGATAAGCCAAGGCTCACCCGCCTTGCTACTCGCAAAGAATGACTCAAGGAGTTTGCGTCTGCCTTGCTCACTTGCGAACCCCTCGTCTGTCGCGTCAACCTTGATAATGACATTAGGTTTGTATTGCCTACTGTTAAAGTCATTGATCGTCCTACTCGCCTTGGCGAGAGAGTCAGACACTAGGCGACCGCTAACCTTAATGCCTGTGCCTAACCACAAGCGGTGAGGGTCTGGGTTGAGCCTAAAGTGTAAAATCTCGTCCGGCTCATAGCGGTTGCCGTCAATCGTTACATAATAGCCGTTACCCTCTGGGTAGAACGCCACGCGGTACGGCTCGACAGGCTCAAGGCTTGTGAGTAGTCCGTCTTTGGTGTGAGGCAAGACAATTGAGTTGCCGTCACCATATAACAACAGGTTCATTACTACCGCCTCTATAAAGAGTTTGCGCGTGTAGTAGGGGTTTGGGTTTATGTCGAGTTTGTAGGACAACTCGTTGACAATCCTAATGTCACCACCGGCGGTGTTAGACATGAGGTAAAGTGTCATATTGCCTATTTGCTCTGCGATTTTCCGACAGGCGGTTATTATCTCTGGGCAATTTTTAAGGCTTGTATATCCTAGTGCCTCGCAATCGTCCGTCCAACTGTCAGAGTTGAGCCACGCCACAAGAGAGGCGTTAGGGTTTGAAATTGTCATTGTCTCGCGCTTTTCTTTGCGCCTACCAAATAAAGGCATTTTCATTACTCCTTTTTATGCAAACCAAGTCTTTGAGGCTTTAGGTTTGTTGTCCTCCTCATAGTCATTAAGCATACGCACACAGGCAAAGACCGCCGCGTCAAACAAATCTATCCTTTGACTCGGTCTCACCTTTTCAAATTGCACCATATCATCTGTCTTTTCGATTGCTCTAACATTCGAGACGCAATACTCGAACGCCTCGGAGTGCAGATAATAAAGTGTTTTATCCTTTGCCGCCTTTTCAATATGTCTAAAACCCTCACTCTTGAGGTAGTAGTATTGCGGTTGATCTACAATCTCAAACTTTGCCTTTGACATTTGAATAAAATACTCACGGGCAAATTTGCGGTCATGCCCGACTCGAACGATATTGAACCCCCTGTCGCGCATTTCCTTAAACCACCCAACAACCGCGTCTGTGTTTACTGTCGGTGTGTTGGTCATTGTGAGTTGTCCGTCATCTTGCCACCCAAAAAGAGGTATGCCGTCCTCCTCTGCCTTTTTTGCCGCGTTCACCAAAGGGAAAAAGGCGTGAGTTATGCAAATGTCACAGTTGCCCTCTTGGTAGTGTCCATACAGACAAGCCGCCGTGAGATCATGCAACTTTGACAAGTCCGCGCCGCCGTACCACTTGACAGGTAGTTTGGCTAGTTCGTCAAGAGTCCAAGAGTAGCAAACATCAGACCTCTTGAACTCTTCTATATCAAAGTAAGACCGCAGAGCGGTTGTGTAGACATTAAGAGAACGAGACAAGAAGTCTTTTCTTTGTT